CGTCGATCTGTTACCAGTTGATTGTATCTCTCACGGGCTAACATTAGTTAATGCCTCCGCCTCCGGCTGATCCGCCGGTACCTGTATTTACTTTTGGATTTAATTTGATTTTTAAATCACCTGTACCTTTTGAGTACTGGTTTTTATTTTTATTACCACGGTCATCTTTAGCTCTCTTTACCTGTGGGTTCACATCCTTAATCATAGGATCAGGAGGTGGTGCTGTAGGTGTTGGAGGTAATGGTGGTGGTGGAGCTGGTGGTAATGGAGCTGGTGCTGGTGGCGGTGATCCTCCTCCTATACACATAATTAAATTTCCTCGTCTGTTTGTTTTTGTTTTATATAATCTATCACACTAGCTTGCCCAGCGCGATACATTATTGTATTGATATCTTCTTTGGGGTGAATAGGTTTCCACCCAAAGTTCTGTTCTAACTCGTCAACTAAATCATCGAGCTTCTCGTTGTGTAGTTTAAGAGTATTGAGGGAGATTGACATTTGAGTGTTCAAAGAATGCAGGCATTCTAGCTGCCTTAGTTTGAGAAAATTCTGGTGCTTTGCCTTCGTACATTAATCTGTCGCTGGCATCTAACCAAAATTTTTTATCCAAATATCTATCGGCATTTTGTTTTAAGGGTTGCATCACCCAGTTGATAGTTGCCTTTCTTAACTTGTCTAGTGATTGACTAGGCTTGAGACCTAGCTCTGTACATACCAGTGAGTTAGCTGCCACATGGACTTGCTCGTCTCTGGATATGTCAGCACTGACAGTTCTTAGACCGGCGTCACCACAGAATCTAAAAAACGGTAGTAATACAAAAAAGATTGCTCTCTCTGCTACTAATGCTTTTAGTATTGTATGGTCAGGATGTTCTTCCCACGCTGCACGTAAGCGTAATGCTTCGGCTTCGGCTTTTTCATCTACGCCTAGTGCGTTGGTGATATAGCCAAGTGCAAGATCATGCTTGATCTCGTCCTTAACGTTTGACTCTAGAAGTGCTCTGGCAGAGTCGGGAACTTCCTTATCAAGTGCTTCTGTAATGAACTCGCCAACTGGTAACTCCATATGGCGTATTGCAAGAGCACGGTAGATGGTTTCTTCTGCACCTTCTTTTAATTTTCCTTTAGATGTTTGTACTGGTGTCCAAGTTCGTTTCCGGGATAGTAATTTTATATAGGGATTCATAATATTATCTAAATTGTGGTCCGTCCATCCATGCAACAAGACTATATCTTGTACCAGATGTAACAGGTTTAACTCTGTGTACCACCCACGATGGGAATACACAATATGAGCCAGCTTGCATCGGAATTGTTATCTGTCTTTGATTTACCGGATTGTATATTTCAAACTCTCCTCCTTCAAAATCATCATTAACTAATAGTGATATAGATAATTTTCGAGTGCGTTGGTTAGGTTCTTTTGGAGCCTGATCTATGTGCCATCCGTACTCTTGATTTTCTTCATACTTAGTCACTTGTATGTTATCTGAAAAGTGTACTAAGTCATAATCAAAATAGTCAGTGTTGGCATTTACCATTATGTTATGTAAGATGCCAGCAATCCAGCTATCTGTATATAACCAACAGCTAGTTGATGATCTTGATTTACCATTACCTGTTTCGCTTGCTTGATAGTCACCGCTTTTACACGTCTCGAGTATCTCATTAAGAATACTCTCAGGTAAACATGGGGTAGCGTGTATACAGGTTCTCTCTGCGAAACAAGTATTCATTGTTGACAGTCACAGGCTATTTCGTCTGGTTTGTTACTCATAATATTTGCCAAGTAATCTTCAACCTCAGTGTCTTCCAATGCTGCGTAAGCATCAGTCTTATCCTGAGTATCTCCCATCACTTGCAAAGCATAATATAGAGAAGTTTGTGGGGAGTTAAGCCACTCTTCTATAAATGCTTCATCGTAAGTCACCATATCACTCCAAGAGTTGAAGCTATAGCCATGAAGCAATCCTGTTCTTTCAAGCATAATCATTATCTGATCTGCCACTAATTTATAACTCTCCCATCCTACCTCGGATGCGATCTCTACGTTTCCATAATTGACTTGTTCTACACCAAACTCACCTGAATCCCTGTCGACAACTCGACTAATTGGTGGTGCTATTTCTGGTGTAGAAGTAAAACCGTCAACGTCTCTACTTCTGTAAGAACAACTGGCAGTTGGAGCAATAGCAAATGCCCGTTCCATGTGGTTCTCACGTGCTATGTTAGCTGCTTCTTGTATGCCGAGAAAGAGCTCGCGTGCAGCTAATCCCGCATAACCTTCGTAAGGCTCAGCATTATTAGTTGCTGTTAAAGCCTTACCAAACTCGGCATATGTAATCTTATTGTGGGCTAAGAAGTTGGCTAAGCCAAGAACTCCTAGTCCTACTTGTCTATCTTTTTTTGGTTTAAGGTATTCTCCAGACTCTCCAACACCTGTCCTGCCATGGAGGTCGCACAGCTCGGACATGCCTTTACGGAAAGCCGGGCGTAAGTCGCCGATGCGACAGGCACCGAGATTGATATGTTGGAGTAAGCATGTGCCTCGTGAGGGCAAGTAAACCTCAAGACAGACGTTTCCTCTGATCCTGTTGCCATACTTATCATGTTTTATTTTGTTGAGCCAAATGTCCCCTCTTGCAATTCCTCTAAGTATTGCTTCCTTGATTGGAGTTTCTGTATCAAGCCAGAGTCCTGTGGTGAGGTTAACACATCTTTTAACCCATGGGAGCTCGGCTCTTTCTGCTTGCACGAACTCAAGAATATCGGGGTGGTTAATATCAAGATGGAGGACAACAGCACCGTTACGGTACGTACCTCCGCGCCTAAGAATTTCATTTAATGTTGAGTAGATTTTTCCGAATGAGACTGGTCCTGATGCAACGAGGCTATCAGGTCCTTTATTAGTTGTTGTTCCTTTGGGTCTAAGTTCCGACAGGTGGACTGCGACTCCTGCTCCATATCTAAGAGCATGCGACACAAATCTCCAGCTTGCTTCGATTCCATCGGTGCCTTCCATTGAATCCTGCACGTTAAATATTGTGCAGCTTACGGGTAGACGATTAGTTGGATTATCAATCCATTGCTGGACTCGACCAGTCCTAGCAATCTGATTTGGTTCTATTTTCGATTTCATTGAGTAAATAATGGGCAGCTTTTTTTAAATCTTTTAAGTCGTTGTCTTTATATCCTGCTCTACATATATATTTGATTACGTTTCCAAGGTGATAGTTCAGGGACTGGTCTCTTATGAAATCCCATACTTCTATGTTCCCTCTCTGGTAGTAATCAGGACCTTCGTTTTTTTGCTTCATTTAACAACGGGTAGATTAGATTGTTCAATTTAAAAACCTGTTCTTGCAACTTTAGATACAACTCCATCATTGTTTCTTTATCTATATCATACAGAGCTAACTGTATCTCCCTCATTTGTAGGTCTTGATGGAGGGTCAACTTTGTAGTCTGGAATGGGTTGCCAGAGGATTGGTTCTTTTCTTTCATGGTCGTAGTCGTCAGTAGTTAAGATTCGTGCAAGTCTCGCGTTGATTAACGCATCATTTTCAGTCAGTTCTTTTTCTACGAAAGTTTCAACGACTGCTTTCCATGTGTATCCTTTTTCTTCAAAGATTTTCTCTGCTTTTTTGATACCAATTCCGGGAACGCCTGCGTAACCATCAGTGTTATCGCCTGCCATTGCCTGAATTAGATGCCATCTTGCTCCTTCTTCTGGAGTGATGTGTACAGTTTCTTTGAAGTCATATAAATAACCGGGAATCTGTCTCATATCTTTGTCAGGAGAGACGATTATGTTTCCGGGATATTTTGTAGCATAGATTCCTATAGAATCATCGGCTTCGAGTGTATCTTTGAGGATAACTCTGTATTGTTTTTTAAGTTCCTGTATGACACGTTTAAATCCACAGGGCTTTTTTCGTTGTCGATGACCCTTGTATTCGGGCAGAATTTTTTTCCTAAAATTATTAGGACTTGTAAAAAACAATATTAATTCATCATCAAACGAACCTAGTTCATTCTGGATTCTATCTAAATCTCTTTTGACACATTTCATAGCGTCAGAAAAGTTAGAAGTAACAACTATGACGTCATCACCAAAATCCATTTCGGTTTCTGCTGCTGCACAGCATTTGTAGACTATATAGTCGCAATCAATTAATAATTTCATATTTTAATGTACGTCAGCCCATGTTTTACCTTGCTTTGCTTCGGCAGCGATAGGACAACGTAAATCGTAGTATTCGCCAGCTAGTTCTGCTGCTTTTTCTAGAAGATTCATTAAATTTGTAGCATCTTCTTCTGGTGTTTCATACTGCAATTCGTCGTGTACGAATGCTAGTTGATGTGTGTGAGGATTATGTATAGCATCGTTAGCTATCACCATCCAACGCTTTGCGACAATTCCTGCCGAGCATTGTAGTAAATAGTTTAATGCTTTGTGCGGTGAATCGACCAGCACCCTTCGTCCGTCACATGCCAAGAGGTAACCAGCAGTAGCCTTATTTGCAACCGCTCCAAGTAAGTCGGACAATCCTTCGATTGCAGATACGTAAGCCTCTCTAATCTCTTGTCCTTTTTTTCTGGCTTTCTTGGGTTGTAGAGTGTTATCATAACTCATACCTAATTTTTCATTACCGGCACCGTAAAGAAATGCGTATGTAACAGTCTTTACTTGTCGGCGTGTAATACCTATTTTATCTGCATTTACTTGGTGGATATCATCATTAAGTAAAATATCGGCGTATCGACCTCCGTCAAATCTGCCAAGATAGTGGGCAAGCATGCGGAGTTCAATTCCGCTTAAATCTGCTCCTACCATTGTATGTCTTGGACTGGCAGTAAATAGTTCTCTAAATTCTTTGTCAGAAGGCACCTGTGCTAAATTCGGCTTACGATGTGCACATCTAAATGTGTTTGTAGATACCGAACAGTTGTGGTGTATTCTGCCTTTAGTCGTAACAAGCTTGTTCCATGCGTTCACGCCTTCGGATATCATTCCAAGCTTCTTCTTTATCGTCAAACATTTCGCACATGCTTTGGAGAA